TCAGTTTCTAATTGAATGAGGTCTAATCTCTTATCAAAGCCGCTTAAATCTGGTGCTGTATAGCTGTTTATCTTCTTTTCCATAGATAAATACCTAGAATAAACCTCAAAACCGCCCCATAATACGCCTACAAAACTACTTAAAACAGTAATTATAAGAAATATCTTACCTCCTCTGAACTTTATACCACCTACATCTATTTCTGTTGCCATTGACTATCTATCATTTCATTCATTAAACCATCACTCCCTACAAATAAGAAATAACTTGCCATATCATTATCATTGATAATTGTGTCTGGCAAAACAACATTTGAAAAAAATCCTACTCTATCATTTAGTTGTTGTTGATCTTGGAAAAAGGTTTTAGTATTCCCTAATACTTGCATAACTACAAGGGTTTTAGTTTGGTTTACATCATCATACTTTTTTTTATCGTCCATCTTTTTCATAATTTTTTTTACAGCTTTTTCTTTAGATGATTCTTCTTTTTTCTCTTCTTGAGTTTCTTCTTTTTTCTCTTCTTGCTCTTCTATTTGTTCTGGTTCTTTCTCTTCGTTCTTTGTTACTTCTATTTCGTTTGATGTTTCCTCTTTTTCTTCTTGGGCTTCCTCTTGTTGTTGTTCTGGTTCTGTTATATCTTCTTCTACCGCAACCTCTTCTACTGTTTCTTCTACTGTAGCTTCTATTTCAGTTTCTATTTCTAATTCTATTTCTATTTCTGCAATTTCAATCTCTGCAATTTCTATTTCTACTTCTTCATATGTTGGCTCTTGTATTTCTATTGGTTCAAAAGTCATTCCTACATCTGTTTCAATAGGCATATTAGATTCAAATACATCTTCAACTACATTTATTATTTCTTGAGAAGCATCAGCGTTTAAAGCAATAAACATTTCTACGCTTGTTATTGCCTGTGTTATTATTGTGTTAATTGTGTTGTATAATACATTTATTTGAACATCATCAAATAAAACGCCAACTGAAATTCCTATATCTCTTCCACCTACCTCAACAATTAAGGTTGTAAGGCTTCCAGAAAATTCAAAAGTATTTTCATATACTTTAAAACCAGAAGCAGTTCCACTTGCTGAGAGAATATCAGTTCCAGAAAAAACTTCGGTTGTTCCATCTTTACCTGTGATGTGCATATACACAGAGTCTTGAGGGTCTTGTTTATCTACATGAATTGAATAATTTGTTTCTCCACCATATTTTATATTGAGTTCTGAAATATCAATCGTGTTTATAAAAGTAGTTCCCATGTTAGGAACTCCCATAACTGAAGTTGAATTACCAGACCCTGTAATCTCAGCACATTTATCAGTACCTAAATTATTACAATAAGAACCAGAAGGCATTGAAGCTGAGCCTTGACCTCCCCAGTCAATATCCATATCTCCCTCTTTAGAACTTACAACAAAGCCATTATCTCCATTTAAAATATTTCCAGAATCTTCATTTGTAACTGTGGTTGTTGTCGTTGTCGTTTCTGTAGTAGTCGTTATTGTGATACCATCAGAACCATGTTCGGTTGTTTCAGTAATAACTTCATCAATTATTTCTTCTATTGTAGGGGTACAAAGACCTGTCGTATCAGTTGAGCAATCTACAGCTTGACTAGAAAAGGATAGGGAAACCGATATACAAAGCCATAGCGGCAATAAGAAATTTTTTAAATTCATTATTAGCTTCTCTTTCTTCAACTGTTATTTCTTTTCCTTCTAATAAATTAGCTTTTATTAAACTTCCATCTGGTATCATCTCTGGATTATTTAACCAGCCTTCTTTTGCATCTGTGCCTATTGCTGAGTCATAAGGGCAATACGTTCCAGCTTGATACATACTATCCCATGTGCGGCTATCTAAACACAAAACTGACACAGCCGCTACCTTCATTCCCATAGAATAAAGTCTAGATGAAATTTTTAATTTTGCACAAAGTGGATCTTCTTTCATAAGACCAGTTGCTATACCAAGTATGTTTGTTTGTATTGCTCCGCTAGTTGCCACCATACAAACATCAGAATTATTTACAACAACACTTGGAGCAGAAGCTGTTGGAACTGATTTATCTATTACTGTTGAACTAACAGTATTTGTATCTGCCGCATGAGCGTGGTTCATTAAACTACTTAAAAAAAATATTATTATAGAAGATAATACTAATCCTATAATAAAAGGTTTAATCATCTCGCTGTTGTTGGTACTCCCTCTGATGATACAAATGTCTCTCCAAATGCCATGTAAATATACTGATGACCAGAACCATTACTTACATCTCCGCTACCTCTCATTTTAAATCCATTACTTAGGATATCTAATATTGCACTGTGAGAAGCTGTACTTGTACTTTCTGCATTATTTCTTTCAGCATCAAGTCTATGAAATGATAGATTATGTGGGTCTCTTTTTGTATCAATTATAATCCAATTTTCTGCTAAGTCTGTTCCTTTCCACATAATCCACCTTGGTTTAAAGCCTGTATAAACAAATGCTCCATCTGCATTACCATTACCTGTGAAGCTACCAAATTTACTGTAGCCTTGTTTTTCGGCAAAACAATAGGCGACCAAGCTATCGCCATTTTTATTTACATTATCACTTTCTCTAACCGTAAATACGCTAGAAGTCGGTAATGTATCTGCCCAAAATGTATCAGAGTTATTTACAGCATCAGTGGTATTTAAACGAACTCCACAATGCTCTGGACCGTCTGAACCGCTTGTTAAGCCACTATGATAAACTTGCCAATTTGTGGCTGTACTTCTGTTTTTAATCACAATCCAATTAGGAACAGCACCTAGACCATGACCAATAGTAAAAGATGATGAGCCACTTGCCGCTCCTGTATAAGTTACTATACTAAATCCAGCAGTTGTATTAGCTTGTACTGTAGAAGTAATTGAACCATCTGTATTAGAAACAGTACTGCCCCCTTGTGACTTCCATTGCCATGCTACATAAGAATGTGTGTTTCCGTTAACACCATCATCAGAACCTAAAGTAAATCCATCTGTTCCAAAAGCTGTTAATCCCTGACTTTGAGTTTGTTCTGCGTCCCCAGCATCACTATGAAGTAATTTTGTTACTCCTCTTGAACTATCATATAAGCCATGCGACCTAGCTGTGCCACCAGCTCTTTTTTTAATCCAAACCCAATCTGGCTGTAAGTTAACATTAGCATCATTTGTTATGGCATTCGTTGAACCAGTTCCAGTATATAACTGTGTATGGAAATATGCTGATGGGTCGTCTATTGTTGTATAAGCCATTATCCGTACTCCGCTAAGTTCTTCGTGCATAGTGCATAGTACCCACTAGGTACTGCGTATTCAAAGTTTCCATATCCATTTGCGTCTGCATTACCACTTGATATTGAATGAGATGGATTACCAAAGTTTATAGACATACCTTCAGCATAAAGTTTTACTGCTGGTAACCAATGTTCTGATGTGGCTGTAAGTAAATCCGTAAAAGCCGCATTTGTTTTATTTGAACCACTTGTAGGGTCACCACTATCTTGAAATGTACCATTTTTTGAAAAGTAAATAGCACCATTATCCATATCTACAGCAACACCAATAATATCATTTTGAACATACTCATCTCCATAATTAGCCGCACTTCCATCTGAATATTTTGCACCAGAATCACCATCACTAGCTCGGTATAATCTTGAAGGTACTGCATTTATTTGATTGCCTAAAGGAGCTTCTGCACCTAAAATTCCTACAGCAGGTTGTCCAGAAACATTAACTACTTTTTGCTCCCAATACCATTTACCGTTTCTAAAACCCATAGTTCCTCTTACTGCGGAATGATTAGTATTAGCTGTAGCAACTGTGTTACCCTCAGTAAGTGTAATGTTTGATGCACAGTCTACTGAATTAAAAGTACAGAAATTGTTTGTAGGGCTGTCAGTACAAACATCATTTGCTGTTAGGTTATTAACTGCAAAGTGATTAGTATTACCACTTGTATCAGCACCCATACCACTTGCATCTGTGCCTGTTCCACTTTGTTTAAATTCAAATCTAAATCCATGCGTACCATAAGTTCCACTGTAATCTTTAGGTATCCAAACTCCATTATCATTTGTTTCACCAAAATCTGTTGGGGCTTTTTGTGCACCATCAATTAAATATACTTCTGAAATATATCCATCATCACAAGCATACGCAGTGCCACTATCATCTAGCCATGTTCCAATAGATTGTGTTACACCATTTTCTAAAACTCTAAATGCTAAATTTTGACTTGGATAAGTTTCATTAGCAAAACTTGTTTCTTGAACTCCATTAACATAAATTTTTACTCTATTAGAATCTGTGCCTTGCGTTGAATCCACTGCTAACACTATATGATACCAAGCTGAAGGGTCACGGAATAATCTATTTGTATTTAAATTAACACTTCCATCACTTAATCTTAATTTACCATCAGATGAAATTCTAAAAAAGGTTGTTTGATTTGGTGAACTAGTTTCTTGTGAGCCTCCTAGTAGCCAAAAATTATATTCTAATTTTGCACTAATTTTTACCCAACATGAATATGTAAATTTTTCTTCTGTTCCTGCTGAACCTAAAGTTCTTCTAAGATTTACATGAGGAGTAGTACCGCCTCCACTTGGCCCCATTCTAAGTGAATTATCTATGTCGTAACCACTATCTAATGTTCTTGCTGGGAGGATTAATGGCATATTATTCCTTCACAGGAAATTCGCCTAGTGGTCTTGTAACTGAACCATCTTCTTGTTCGGTGTAAGTAAATAAAGCCGCTAGTGCATCTACATTTGCCGCACCATCTATTTGAGTTTGCATAGAATTACATTTAGTTCTTACTGCCGCTCTCCATGTTTTCCAGCCACTATTCATTGTTGTTGATGTTTCTTTAGCTTTGATAACTCGCCAATCACTAGGCTGTAAGATACCAGCACATTGTTGATCTATCATTTCTTTTTTTACAGTTTTTAAACCTTTAGTAACTATTTGATCTCCGTTACTATCATTTTTTGGATCATTAGCTGACGTACCATCTGGAGCATTACCATTATCTATTTCTGCTTTTGACCATACTTCATTAACATCTGCAATAGCCCTAGCTGTTGCTGTACCATAACTTGCAACAACTTTATCACCACTAGAATTATAAGCTAATGTTTGATTTGTATTAATGTACCATGCTTCATCTTTTTTATTTGTGTTATCATATTCTACTTCATATAAACCAATGGCTTTTTTTTCTTCTACTGACCATAAAGAATAAATTTTAGTTGAATAACGAATATTATTAATTGTTATTCTTCTAGGATTATTAAATGTTTTGGTAATATTACCTTCTGTTACTATTGCATACATATTTTAACTTTCACTCAAATTCATTGATCTGCCAATTTCTTGCCAAACAGCACCATTATATCTGAATACATGAATATCTGTTTTGCCATTAGTAGCTGTTTCCGTTGGTTCTGTACTTGCTGGAAACTCAAAAACTGTGTTCCACCCTATGGAATGTGAGCCATCATAATTTATTTCTAATGAGATAAATGCACCTTCAACTGGATTAGTTGGTGCTGAGAAAGTCGTATTTTCTGTTGTTAAATGATATGCGTTTGGTTTAGCTTGACTATCCCATGCTACAGCGTTTGATGATGATGTTAAGGCTTGTTGAGGAATATACGCTAGATCATTAAATTTAATTGCTCCTGTTCCTTTTGTTGAAAATTCTAAACCTACATTTGTATCACTACCATTTGCTGAAATACCTACATTATTTCCTGTAGCCGCATTTGTAAGTTCTGCATAATTTACAGCACTCGCAGTAGTTTGAAATATTAGTTGTTCATTATTGTTTTCATCAAATAAACCATGAGCATCATCTATTTTTATATTCTGTGAATTAGTATCTAAATCTCCACCAAGTTGAGGTGAAGTATCTGAAACAATATCAAAAGAAACTGTGCTATCTATAAAGTTAATTGTATTTGCTGATGTGTTTACAGTAGCAAAACTTATATCATCTGAGCCATCAAAAAATTTTATTTCTAAAGAATTAGATCCAGAGTTAGTAGTATCAAGCCATATAGTCCCTGTAGTAGCAGAACTAGGTCTTGATGTTCCACTATGCATTGAGTTTAATGCCGCTAAAATATTATTCAATTCTGTTCTAAAAGCCGAAAATCCTTGATTCGCTAAACTTACATCTGAAACTTGACTCATAATTGTTATTTACCTTTTTAACTTGCTGATTGCAACCCATAACCTTGAGCCACATAATCAAATGTTCTTGAAATACCACTACTTGATGAATTTGTAAATGCTATTGAGAAACCAGTTTTTGACTTAGAGGATATTGTATAAAAATCTCCACTAGCCATATTTTCTGCTGATATACCTATTGCTGGTGTTGCATAAAATGGTTTTCCAAAAGTAATAACTTTTGTACTTGTTCCAGAAACAACATCATTTTCTGATTCAACTCTTTTTTCCATATTCACTGATACAGATATTCCAGATACAAATGCTCTTGTTTTATTATTAGCATTAGCCAATCGTAATCTAAATTTAAAATACCGACCTTTATATGTTGTTGTCGTATTCATATTAAAAAATTCTGTAGCCGCACCAAGACTTGAATTTGATGTTGCAACTTGTAGATTTATCGTTGCATTTGTAGGGTCATTACCATCAAAAGGTGCTGGAGCATCATCAAATAAACTTGCTCCTCTTCCATCATCAAATAAGTCGTAAGGATCTTCAATTTGATCTACTGTGATGTTTTTAGTAAAAGATACATCATAAATAGCATCTAAACTTAAAGATTGATTAAGAGTATAAAAACCTTCGTTATCTATATTAGCAGTATTATTATTAGGATTAGATGTAGAATCAGTTCCCCCTAAATCAAAATTACCACTTACACTATCAAAGTTTCCTACAGTATCATCAAAGTCAGTTATTGTATCAAGTATAATAGAATTAGTTCCAGAACTATCCGATAAAGCAACATCAGCATCATAAGTTCCTAAAGTTAAATCTTCTGTTAATGTAGATATATTATTAAAGGCTTGGAGAGATGATATGTTGGAATAAATAATTGTTTCGTTGTTTGATTCGTTTCCTAGTTTATCTACCGCTTTTATTAAGAAAGCACCTGTTCTAGCGTTTGTTGTTATTGTTGTTCCAGATGTTCTTGGTACTTGTAACCAGTTTACTGATTTATTCCATTGACCACCACTTTGAACATTTTGATAGCGTATCTCATAATAAGAAATATCAAGATCACCTACTGAATCCCAGTTTAATTGCATTTGATTTGAGCCTTGCATATTAACAGAAAAGTTTTTTACATCTTCTGGTGGCTCAGTAGCACCAACAATTTTTCTACTAGCACTTGTATATGTAGAACTAACGCCAATACTATTAATACTTTTTACTCTTACATTGTAAGTAGAATCATCAATAACATTAAGCATTTCATAATTTAATTGTGTTCCTTTTGATAAAACAAAAAAATCTGACTCTGTACTTAGCTTTGCTTCTACTTGATAATATTGCACAAATTTATCTGTACTTGCCCCAACTAAAATATTTAATCTCGTTATTGCTGTTCCCTCATTATAAATAATTAATTCATCTGATAAAGTTACACTTGCTGGAGCAGAAACAGAAAAAGGATTCGGAAGAGTTGTGTCTGGTATTGTAGCTACTTCTTGCTGTGTTCCAAATGTATAATAACTATCTTGATGTTCTGTTAGCTGTAAAGAAACTGAACTATCTGGATTTAATGTTGTTGATAAAACTCTAAATGGTTTAGCACTAAAACTTGGAGTAGCGTGAGTTATGTTTACAATATCTCCTACAACTAAATCCATAGCTGTTCCATCTGCTGTTAGTGTAACATCTAAACTTGATCTAGACCTTCTTAAAATTATTTCAGCCATTTCTTGGGCTTGATATGGACTTGTTATTGTTGGCATATCAAAACGACCTTCTAATAAAATACCACCATCTGCTGTTTTCATTGTTGCGTGTTGATCTGCACTAGCTAATCCTGTTTCATCTACAGGTGGAAACTGTGCTTCATCTACTTGGTAATTTTTATTTGGATTAATAAAAGTAACAATGACTCTATTAAATCGTTCATTTTTATTTTTAGAAGAAACACCTATTCCACCAATTATATTATCTTCTGTTAAAGTAATAGAAGCACTACCAGAACTCTCTACTGTAATTTTATATTCTCCAGCAGAAAAATTTAAGAATGATCTAGAGCCTGTTAAAAATTTATTAACATTATCTATAACTTTTAATGAGGTATCTACAACTGCATGACTATCAATCAAGTCTATTTGATCTGCACCAGAATATGGCGTTATATTAGCATCACAAACATCACCAGCAGTTTGCCAATCAGCATAATTAGAATCAAAATAACTATTTGCTATTCCCATTCCGTATCTATCGTTGCGTAAATAATCTAATAATTGATAAACTGGATTATCTGAATATTCCCAAGTGCTTGATGTATCTTCTCTGTGAGAACCTGTACCACCTGTTTTTGTTCCATCTAAATTAGGATTATAAATCTTTTTACCCTTAACTATGGCATTAACTGTTGGGATAGAACCAAAAGCGTCTGAGTTCCATTCTAAACGTAATGACAAATAAGCAACACCTCTTAGTCTGTGATTACTTGTCCATGATGATAATGTACTTAATAAACTACAAGCTGATTGATCTTCTGCTCCATAATGAGGTCTTACTGTAATTAAACTTGCACCATCTTTATAATAATTTGAGTCAGAACTATTAACTGTTCTTTCTGTGTTATCTGCTAAATCTCCAGACCAAGTAACTTGATTGTCATTTATAAATATAGAAGTAATATCATCAATTTCTCCTTCGCCTAAAATTAACGCCATATATAAATACTGATTATCTGTTCCAGATGTTTCTAGAAAAGCTAATGTACCTCCAACTTTTCTTGTTCCATAAATTACTGGTATTTGACCATTAGCGGCTGTCTTATTTAATAAAACACCTTTTGCTATATTCTCTGCTGTCGTATCAAAATTAAATTCTGGCTCATCTGGTTTTCTTAACCAAGTAAGAGCCATTGAAACAATAGATATAGTTGAAAGTATAGGCGATAAAAAAGGAATAAATTTTCCTATAACTTTTCCAACTGCTGGAGGGACAAATTTATCAAAAAAACTACCTAAACCCATTATTCTCTACCCCATCTAATATCTTGAACTGTTAATGCACTAAATTCAAAACCTTTATCACCAGAAAAAAATCTTTGTTGAGAATTATCAGTTGTTCTGCGTCCAGAAACTTTTTCAAAATTACCCCAATGTGAAGTAATACTTAATCCTATACCAGCAGTTGATGTATCATCTTCTATTGAATATTGATCTATAAAACCTTCGTATAATAAAAAAGGGTCAGCAATTAATGCGTTAGAACTATTTAAAAACCCTCTGTAGATTTGCACAGTATCATTAATAATATTTTCATTTAATGCGATAGCGATATATGTTTGATCTACTCCAGATAAACTTAAATTAAGTGAGTTCTTAATTGGCTCTGCTCCTTCTTGTGTATTTCCTATTCCTAAAATGTGACCACTTGCAGAATATGTTCTAGAACTTCCAGATACACTTGAAGTTAATGGAAAACTACAATCAGTTAAATATAAAGGTGTTGCAAAGTTTAAGTGTATTAAATGAACAGGATTTATATTACCTGTTGCTAACTCAGTTTTAACAGAACTTGTTAATCCTCTTGACATTAAATGCTCTCAATAACATCAAATTCATATTTAAATAATGGCTTACCTTCATTATTACTTGTATTAGCTTGAAACTCTTGAACATCACTAGATAAATAAACTGTAAAAGGCACATCATCAAATGCTACTGTTTCATCATTAGCTAAAGCTGTTGTTAAAGGTGGCTCTATTGTAACTGTAGCCGCATTACTTGATGAAGTAACATCAGCCATAATCATATACACTTTTGAATGACCAGAAAATTTTATAAAATCTCCAGCTTTAAGTCTATGATCTCCATCAGCGTGAAACCCATCTATATCAATAGTTGTATCACCAACAGCATGAACTCCATTTACATTGATAGTTGTATTTTCATTTCCCTGTGAATCTAAATAGCTGGGGAAGGTTATAGTGAAATCTTCTTTCTGTGATCGTTGTTTTATAATAAATGCTTGTATTGGTGCAAATGTAGATCGTGGCATTAGTGGATAACTAACTGTAAAACTCCATCTTTGCCCATCTATTTGCCTTCTAAATGTTTTACCGCTATCAGTTGTAGAAACTAATGTACGTTGTTCACTCTTAACATTTATTGCATCAAATGATGTATCTGGTAATGCTCCACTCATACTATTGCCTGTCTGCCTGTTTCATTTACAGCACTATTAATCATATTTACTATTACACCTCTACTATTAGTTAATAGTTCATTAAACCCTCTAGCATCAACTGTGTTAATGTTAAAGTTTACATTTACTGGTTGACCACTTCCCATTTGATTATTTGGAACTATTTTTCCAGAACCACTAGGTACAAACATCTCTGGCCCTTTTTCTCCAACCATATATGCTTGATCTTTATTAACTGAACCACCTCCAGCTCTATAATTAGTTGATTTGATTTGAGCAACCATAGCCATACCTTTTGCTAATGCACTTGCACTAACAGCAATATTTAATGGGAATGGATATTGACCAAAAGCTTTACTTGCCGCTTTAACAGCATTGATAGTAGCTTCTGCAATTTGAAATCTTTTAAATGCTTCAAATGCAGTTCTGTTTAACCCACTTAATGCTTGTAGTGATGATTTAGTATTATTAAATATTTCTTTGTTACCTTGTTTTTTTAATTCAACCATTTTTGCATTATTTTCTAATGCATCATCAAACATCTTTTGTTGATTGTTTTGTGCTAATTCTCTTTCAGATTTAAAAATATCTGCTGAAGCTCTTTTTCTAAGTTCAGCATGATCTTTATAAATTTTTATATTCTTTTTAAGTTGTGCTTCTTCAGCCTTTAATTGATCAGTAATAGCTTTCATTGGGTGTTCTTGATTTTCAAAAATTTCAATTAAACTTTTATTAGCTTCTTTTGTTGCTAATAAAGTTCCATGTAAATCTCTATAATCTCCATCTAATAAACCAATATTTTCTTTTAAAACTTTTACTTTTTCAGTTTGTTTTTGAACAGCATCTGTATTTTCATTATTTTTTATAATAACTTCATTTTGAACTTTCATATGTTCATTTTGACTATTTTTTAATTCACTATTAGTTTGTCTTAATGCTTTTAATTTTTTATTAGCATCATCAACAATGTCTTGATATACTTTTAGTTGTTTAGCACTAACTCCAACTGAGTCTTTGAACATTAATATTGCATCATTTGCAGTATTTAACTCTTGTTCATAATGTTTAATTAAAACATTATTATTTTCTATTGCTTCAGAAACATTATCAAAATCTTTTGGTAACTTTCCTAATGCTGATTGTATTTTATCAAATTGTGAAACTACTATTGCCGCTCCAGCAATAAATAAATTTCTTTTTATTGTTGCATTGAATAGTAACATTGATGAATTTGCTGTAGCTATTGCGGCTGACATTCCTAAAAACATTTTTGCAACTTTTATTCCTATAAAAAATTGCATAACATCTACAAGTAAATCAAAATTATCTTTTAAAAATTTAATTGCATCTGCACTTGTAGTAACAGCTTGGGCTAAACCTTTTCCTATTGAAATAGCAATTTGATCTATTGATGTTTGATTAGATTTTATAAAATCATCTAAATCTCCAAATTGATTTTTAAGTTCAGCAAAAAAACCAGCATCTAAAATTGTTCTTTTAAAAGTAAAAACACTATCATTTATCATTGATAATGTACCTTCAAGAGTTTCTGCTAATGCTTTAGTAGTTCCTCCAAATTCTCCACCCTGTCCAAATACTTGATTAAATCTTTTTATTGTTTCATCTATTGATACTGTTGCACCAGCTTGAAAACCAAGCATGGCTCTAACACCTCTATCTCTAAATAAATCTGCCGCTCCAATACCAGCACTAAATGATCTTTGAATTTGTTCTGCTGTAGTTCTAAAATCTAAACCAGTTGCCGCCGCTACGTTACCAGTAATTTCTAATAAATCTGCTAATTCTTCTGCATCTTTTGCTACAACAGCTAAATTTCCAGAACCAGCTTGAATTTCTTGTAAGCTAAAAGGAACTCTAGAAGCAAACTCCGCCATTCTGTCAAATGCTCTTGCTCCTTCTTCAACACTTCCAAATAAGAATTTTAATCTTACTTGTAACCCTTCTATTTCTTTACCTGTATTAACAAGGTTACGAATTACTAATCCAGCACCTAAACCAGCTAATGCGTTTCTTACATTAAATACAGCTTTTTTTACGCCATCTAAATTACCACGAACTTTATTTAAGGCTTGTTGCGATTTATCTTTAGCAACTATATCTATATTAACTCTTTTTGTAGCCATTAGCGGTTCATCATTTGTTGTTGTTTGGCTTTATCATGTTGTATTTCAAAATAAGCCAACCACATATTAAACTCTTGAACTGGCATTTGCAATACATCTCTAATAGACATATGCAATCGTTCAGCTAATGCTATGATAGAATATAGTTCTGGGTCTGAGTTTACTTTTTTTTAAGGTCAGAAATACTATCTTGTGCAAGTATCTCTGAAGCGACTCTAGAAATAACATCTGTATCTGCTTTAATTTTAAACTTAGGCTTATGAGAAAGATCAAACATTTTCTCTCCGTTTTTAGTTTCGGATTTTTGAATTATAACATCTACTAATACATTTAAGTCTGAGTCATTAGCACCCTTAAATATTCGTGCTTTCTCATTCATTGTAAAAGGGCGAACATAAATTGCTCTTTCGCCCTCTAAACCCCATTCTGGTACTTCTATTATTTTAACTTCTAAGCTATCAAAATGACTTACGACACCTTGAAAGTAATCAATTTTTTCTGGCATTTAATCCTTATGATACTGTGCTATGCGTTACTCCACCACTAAATTGAATATTAAGTGTTCTTGAAATTATTCCGTCCATTGTTACAGCCACATCAGCACCTGTTACAATTCCAGTACCATTGTAGTATTTATCACCACTATCTGCACCTTCTGGATATAATTCAATAGTTGCACTTGAACCAACATCTAATGCTTCTTGACCATTAGTATCAGTTTCGTCCCAATGACATTCAATAGTTGCTGTAGCGTCACCACGCAATGCAACATAAGATTTTTTTGAATCAGTTAAAGACGTATCTTCTACTGTGTCTTGTGTTTCGTTAAGAGTAAAGCCCACGACTTCAGCAACTGTTGCTGAGCCAACTTTTACTACTCCACTTGTTCCAACATGAGTTGCCATAATCTACTCCTCGTTTGTTTCTTCAGTTTCAACATCAAC